AATACCCCTGGAGGTATCGGGTTCCATGATATCACATCTACCGTGCCTGTTGCAAGGTTTATTCTGTTGCCTGTTACAGCTACTTGTTGATCTACTCTTGTGGTAACATTACCAATTGTTGCATTTATTCTACTACCTGAAAGGATAACAAGAGCTTTACCAACTATAGCTGGAGAACCTGTGTTCAGGTTAACTCTACTACCCGTGGCAGCAGCTCTAATACTAATACCTCCTGAACTTCCAAAAGGTGCTGCTGCAAATGATGATCCTCCAAAATACATTTATTACCTCGCTGTTGGGAAGCTTGCACTATCCCAAGTCATTGAAACTCCTGGCACTACACCATCCCATTTTCTAATTAAAGCCTCTGATGTAGATAAGTTTGTTCTACTTCCTGTAGGTAACACAGTTGCATCCGCAGTTATTGTTACTGTTCCAGAAGATAGATTTGTTCTACTTCCAGTAACCGATACAACAGCGTTAGCCTCTACATCTGCATTACCAATTGTTAAATTTACTCTACTACCAGTTACAGAGAAATTTGCAGCTGCTGATATTGTTACAGTTCCAGTGTTTATATTAGCTTGAGAACCAGTAGGCTCAACAGTTGCTTTTCCAACTATTGTTGGGCTACCACTATTTGCATTTATTCTACTTCCAGATACTGGATATTTAAAAGCAAAAGTTGGAGTTCCTGTATTTAAATTTACTCTACTTCCTGTAATTGCAGTTACGGCTTTTCCAACTATAGTTGGATCTCCGGTAGTAATATTTACTCTAGATCCATCAGGTGTAACTATAACACCCACACCCTCTATTACAGATGTGTTACCTATTGAAAAATTTAATCTACTACCAGTTACTGTAAAATTAGCTTCACCTACTAATGATACTGTTCCAGTAGACTCATTTATTCTAGAACCTGTAACATTAACAAAAGCGTTAGGGTTAAATCCTGGATCTCCAAAAGGAGATGCTGCAAAGGGTGTTCCTCCAAAATACATATACTATAATCCTTAAAAGGGAGCTGTGGGTATGTGGTGGTGACACAGCCCCCATCTAAGAATTATATCATCGTTTAAACCAGGAAGGAAGACCTAAATGTCGACGTCCATCAAACATGTTATCTTTTGCTCCCGGGGTATTACGATCATTATAATGCAGAAAAACCTGCACACATTCTTTGCCTTTAAATTTATTTCTCCAATGTTCTAAATCACAACCTCTATAAACCAGCATATCTCCAGGCTTAAGATCTACTTTAATTCCCTTTTTATTTTCTTCTCCAGATGGCTCTAGATATATAGGCCAATCATCACCACCAAGATTCATAGTGGTAGATATTTCACAACTAAACCTGTCTTTATGTCTTTTAAGTTCATCACCTTTTTTATATATCCTTGCATAGGTATACGCTGGATATAGTTTCAAACCTGTTGCTTTTTCCATACTCGGTTGACACTTAAGTAATAAAGTATCCATAACAATACTCCCATAATGAGCGTAAGTATTTGGCACTTGAGCGTTTGAGCCTTTTTCATAAAACCCTATAATATTTTCAAAAGGAGAAAAGTATTTTTCTTTTTGACAAGTATCGTAAACTTGTTTTTGTATACAAAAATAATTTGCAATAAAAGACGCTAGATCTTTTGATATAGCTTGACGAATAACTGTATACTTTTTCTTTTTAAACATCTTTTGCCATTTCTTTCGGCACAGCTTGTATATTCCAATGTATAAATCTAAACGGCTCGTTACCATGATCAACAGCAAACTCATGTTCTAAATATCCTGGAAATATAATTAGTGTGCCTGGCTTAGGTTTTAAATTAAATAAATCATGACCTGGCCACACGCCTTTTAAATCTGCTTTCATTTTTAGTTTTGTACATCTTGCACCAGTCTTTGGTTCGTGAAATATAGGATAAGAAGTTTTCTCACTACATTTTAAAAAATAAAAACCTGATATGTGTTGATTCCAATGTATGTGTGCAGAATGGTGCCCACCACCTTTTTTAGCAAACTCTTGCACCCATATCTCACTAAACATAGTTTGATATTGTGACATGTCATAACCTTGATGATCTAAATACTCCCAAGATTTTTGACCAATATAATTTCTAAAATCTAAAAAATCATTATCATGTGTCAACGGTGTTGAGTGATATGATCTCCCAAAGTCACCATATTTTTTTATGTATTCTTTTTCTCTTTGACGAGCTTCTTTAATATATTTGTTACTTGCTTTGTTTAATGATGTAACAAAATCTGGTTTATCTTCAGACCATATGATTGTTGGAAAATAATTATTTATGAACATTTTTTAATACCTTAAATAAACTAGGACTATTTTTAACAATTTGATTACACGTATTCTTTCTATCATTTAAATTATTAATACATTTCTCAAATTCTTTTTCAATGTTTTTTTCATTATATCTACCATGTAATATTAAACTTTGTATATCAGTTGGACCCCAGTGCATCCCTGCTGCTATGGCTTGTAGACCAGTATAATCATCAAATCTAAAATCATGTGATCTTCTTTGCACTGCATCTTTAAAGCCTTTGTAGTCTGCGCCCTCTAAAGTTATAAGTTTATTTTCCCAGCTTTTATTTAAACAACTTTTCCAATATTCAGTGTCATCTCTATGTGACAATGCATAGTGTAATGCTACAAATTCTGCAAAAACTTTAAACATCTGTTTGCATTGATAGTTAAAATTATCTCTATCCCATTGTGATATTTTTTCTCTTTGTAAATTTCTAACTAATTTAATTAAAAATTCATGAACAGAAAACAAACCATTGCTTTCTAAAGGTTCTATAAACCCAGCGGATAACCCTATAGCAACTACATTTTTTACCCACAACCGATTATGTATTCCAACTCTCATTTTTATTTTTTTAAAATCTAAGTCTTCTTGTCCTAAATGTTTTTTAAATTGTTTTAGTGCTGTTTCATCATCTACAAATTTACTTGAGTATACATATCCCGTGCCAATTCTTGACCATAAAGGTATATTCCATACCCAACCATTTTCTATCGCAGTGCAGTTTGTATATGGAACTAATTCTTTTTCTTTATCTTTGTACTGTATTCTAGTTGCCCATGCTGAATCGTTAGGTAACATATCAGAGTAAGATTCAAATGGTTCTTTTAAATTATCTCCTAAAAGCAAAGATTTAAATCCTGTACAATCTATATAAAGATCTGCACTGTATTTATTATTTAAAGACTTAATTCCATTTTCATCTTGTTCAACAGAAACAACATCATCAAGTATATGTTTTATTTTTTTACAATAATTATTTTTTAACCAAAGGCCAAACTTAGTTGCATCAAAATGATATGCTCTAACTACTTGATCTATATCAAATTTGTTTTGATTGACATAAGCCATCTGTAAAGGATATGTGCAATCAGCATAATCAGAATAAGGTGTTTCTGGATTTACTATTTTTTTAAACCACCAATCATTTGTCCCAGCTCTAGATTGTGCCACAGCAGGTGATCCAAAAGGATAATGAAAAAACTCTCCTTTTTTATAAAAGTCCGTAAATTTTATACTTAATTTATAACTACCATCTACATGTTTTATAAAATTTTTATCTTCAATTTTAAGTAATCTCATCCAGTCAGTAATTTGTCCAAGAGTGCTTTCTCCAACACCAACTGTTGAAATATTTTTTGACTCTAATAACGATATTTCATAATTTGGAAATTGTGATTCTAATGTTGCTGCAGTCATCCACCCTGCACTGCCACCACCTACTATTAAAACTTTCATCTAAAAGGCCTACCCAAATGCCATACAACAAGACTATATCTTGTACCCGACTTTACTGGTTTAACTCTATGCCAAACAAAACTAGGAAATACAATAATAGATCCTTTAGGTAAAATTTCTTTACATTGCACTTTATGTTTTGATTCGTCTCTCATGTGTGGATCGTAGTTTCTAAAATCAAACTCTAATTCACCACCTGTGTATTCTGAACCATCCGTCAATTGACAAGTCATAGATAGTTTTCTAATTCTCCCATGTTCTGGTGTATTTGGTTTATCATAAGGTTTATCCCAACTATCACAATGCCAATCATAATATTGGTTTAATTTATATTTTGTAAATTGACAAGATTCACTTCTCTCCCAATCAAAATTCCAACCAGCTAATCTATTTGCATCGTGCACATAAGGATGTAGTTCTTTGTATATCCAGGTATCATTCAACCACACTAAATCAGACTTTCTTTTTTTCTGTATATTTTTAACATCTTCTTTTGATAATTCTTTTTTATCATAGTCACCTGTTCTAGCTAATACTTCTTTTTGTTGTAATGCATATTCTATTACATCATCACAAAATCTAGGTGTAAGTGCAGATTTAAAATACCAATAGTGATTAGATATATTCATAAGTTGTAGTTAATACAGTGTTTAAACTATTTTTTTGATTATTAGTTAAGTAATACATATTAGTAGATGGAAACATGATAAACATATTATTTTCTAATGGTATATCCCAGCTTCTTCCTTTACGTCTATTATGTTCATAGTGTATTCTAACCATACAATTTTCAACACGCACACCATATAAAAAAGTATAATCAGGAGAATTCCTTAAATCTAAAGGATCTATATTTAATAATGGTGTTGTAGTTTCTTGAGGCTTATAAATATTTCCCCAAGTATTTTTATTAATTAAAGTAAAACCATATTCTAAATTTATATGGTCTCTCATATAAGTATTCAACATATCAAACGTTCGTGAGAACGGAAAATTTTTATTGTTAATTACTGATTGTAAAATGTCGCCTGATAATTTATCTCGATCAATGTCCCAATCTTTAGGCATTGACACATCGCCATAATATAAAGCTTGTTCTGTTAATACTTTCTTTTGCATACCACCACCAAATATATATTAGACCATATCGTCTGTCAAATCCCACGCTTGGGTATCTTCATTCCAAACATAATGCCATCTATTAGTGTATGCTTGATTTTGTGATTGTTGCTCTTCTGTCAGTTCCGGGGCAGGGCCTATTGGCGACTCCCAGGTTGCTGTTGTGTAATTTTTTACCCAATTAGAAAAAGGTTTTTTAGGCCAGAAAATTTGATCATCCTCATCCCAAAGGTATCCTATACCTGCATAGTTTCCTCTAAATGCTTTTGAGTTATCGCCAGATTTATGTGTATTATTTACAGTGTTATAAGAAGTTTGAATCCACATTTGTGCTGGCCAGTTATTGTGTCTTTCAAGCCATTGCTGACCTAATGCTTCAATTTCTTTACCATCACTATCTTTCATTTCTTCGTTATCCATAGTTAACACTTGAATAACTTTACTGTTAGCTCCTAGTTTTGCAAAATGTGCCATAATGTTTCTCCTTATATATTAATTTTAATTACCATTCAACTATTGAAATTTATACCTTATCATCACTATTCCACTGCCTCCAGCCATATCATTATTACTATATGCTTTTCCTCCACCACCTCCCGTGTTGGTTCCACCTTCACCATTTGCACTTGGCATTGGTGCCGTATTACCATCTCCACCACCACCTGCTCCACCTACGCCACCCTCCACAAAAGATGCACCAACTTGAGAAAATCCAGCTCCACCACCTGCAAAATATCTTGTATTAGAAACCGGACCTGGTTCACCATAGCTTGGTGCTGTAGGACCCACAAAAGCATCAGCAATAAAAGATCCTATTCCTCCATCAGCATTTGGACTTGAAGCTCCTGGTCCTGGACTAACTGTAATGTTATTAGATGCACCACCTGCACCACCGCCACCGTTAAATGCAATATCAGCTCCGCCTGGACCTGCCAAACCTGTAATTGAACCTGCTGGATTTCCTTGTGGTGGACTCACTGGAGGAGTATTGCCTGCTCCTGCAGCAACAGTATTAGGTGCATAAGCTTGTCCACTTGCACCAGATCCTCCACTTGCACCAGATCCTCCTCCACCACCTGCAGAACTTATTGTTGAAAAACTTGAGACTGATCCTGGATTTCCTCCTTGAGCTCCACCTGCACCAACCACAATTGGAAAAGCTGATACTGTAGCTGTGATTCCTGTAGGATTAGCCAATGGTGATGTAGTTGGACTCGGTAAACTATGCACGTTAGACATTCTAAAACCTCCAGCTCCGTTTGCTCCACCTCCACCTGCTACTACTAAATAATCTACGTTATTAGGATTAGAAGGTGTGCCTCCACCTAAAGATGATACACAGAAAGTTCCTGGACCTGTAAATATATGTGTTTTAAAATTACCGCAAGTTACAACCGCATTACCTCCAGTTGCTGTTAAGAAATTTGCACCTTGGTCTGCAAAAACATTATCTTGAATTGATCTCC